ACTTTGTAGGAGAAAGGGTTAATAATTAGAGAGAAAATATATCAAAATAAAAAATCGCAAAAATTAATAAATACGTTCAACAGTTAAGTTTCGAATTGGAGTTAATTTTGGATATTGTCCTTCTGAATCTCTACGGTTCATATTACCAGATGAATCACAACATAGTAATGTTATTGTTTTTATCTCTTTGTTTAAATCAAAAATTGGATCGTCGATAAGTCTTGGTATACACCATATATCATATCTAGGGTTGCCATTATCATATTTTAAATTACTACCATTAGCACTATTCGTATCTTTTATTTCGAAGACATTTCCTATTGTTTTACTGTTGTTTTTACTATCCCAATTTATTATTTCATATTTTTTGACAGCACCATTAACATGATTAGTTAGCATAATAGTTTGATCTACTGATATATCTACGAAGATTTTTACATCTGGCTTTATATTATTCGTTATATTTGTTATATTTTTTATTTTAAATTTATATTGAGTAGGGGGGGCTGGTGGCTTACCCCCCCCGCCACCCTCAATAAGAGGTTTTCTTTTAAATATGTATAAATTAAAAAGTATTATTATTAAAATAATAATAATAATGATTATCAAATTTTTATTGAACTTCATTATATATTAATAATAGAAAATATATTTTGTTTACACCGATAAAGATTTGAAATGAGATACGTCCCCTGGAAATTATAATTATTCTTCAATACTGTATTAATTAAACTATATTTTTAAGTAATAAAGGGTATAACTCTAAGTTATACCCTTTATAAAGGGTATATGTTTAACATACTACCTACCATTTATTCTTCTTCACCGTAATCTGCGGTCCTGCGCTTTTCTTTTTTGATTTACTAGGGTCGTATGCCTCCTCCTCATCATCCGCTAAATTTTTCGATATTTCCCAGAATTCTTTGGAACCTAACTTGAAATCGGGCCGGCCTTCGGCCTTATACCAGAAAATCTGATCATTCAGTTTATTCGATTTCGAGTTATTATTAATCACTAAACATTCATAATTCTCCGTAGTCTGGTCCATGACTGAATTAAATGCTTCCAAGGTAGGAAACATCGACGCATAGTTCTCCCAGATCCTTTTCCGATTTGTCATATATGGTTCTCGTAAAATAAAAACGTAATCTATATTGGTACGGAGATTGGGCGGAATACCAAGTGGATACTGCATAGTAATGATCAACATAATTTTCCAATGACGTCCATTCATAAATAATAACCGCATCAATTTATCACGAGTCCACGACTGGTCATAAAGACAATCATCTAAAATAACAAAGGCACGGGGATCGATCGTCGATTTCTTATATTGGGCTAATTCCGTATTGACTTGTTTAAGAACCGTTTTCTGACGACGTAGAATATTTTCGATTAACATTGTATTATATTCCTCGTGAATAAACAGTTTAGGAACATGCGCGGCATAGAAACCATTACCAGCCTCTGTCCCCGAAATCACCGTACCGATAGGGATATCCTGATGATGATATAATAGATCGCGAACAAGATACGATTTACCTGTATCACGACGCCCAATCATGACAATAACAGGACCCTTATTTTCATCCGGTTTAAACGTAATCTCTCTCATATTGAATTTTCGTAGTTCTAATTGTGCCATTTCTAAAAGATTGGATCTGTTATATAATAGGATATAAAATACAGATATAAGTATTAACGCATATAAAAAAGATAAATACGCGGAGGATTCTCTGTTTTTTAGTATTCAAGACATAATATACAACTGAAATGTCTTCAGAAAAAACAGAACCCACTAAAGAATCATTCTCTCTCGGATATAGGAAAATAAGTATACCGAAAAAAGAAGATTTAGAAAAAATCAATATGAATACTATTTTAGAAGAACCAAAAATCGACCAATCTATTTTTGATAATTTATTATCATCCTTATCCGGTGGTTCATCTTCTGGATTCGATACAACTATGTTAAATAAATTAATGGAATCCTTTGGTAATATTCCAACCGATGATCAAGAATCAGCAAAACCAGATATTGATATTTCCGATATACAAAAAATGCTATCTTCCGTTGAAAATCCGATAAATGGATCTTCTGGATTCGATCCTTCTATTTTTACAAATATGCTTTCATGTATTGGTAATATGTCTTCTGATAAAAAGAAATCTATAATCGATTATAATCCCTTTAAAATTAATGATATCCAAAACTATAATCCGATTTATAAAGAAATCTTCGAATTATCTCCTAAGAATTTTAATCAGATTTCATTAAATAATCAAAAACAAGTAGTATTTCATAAAGAATCATTCGATGAATCATCTGTACCTATCGAAAAAAGTTTTATTAAATATTCACCATTATTAGATCCTTATCGATATTTAACTGGTAAATATACGAATGATGAATCATTACGATTATTACCTAAAATTTTATCTGAATCTGATAAAGAAACATCTAAAAAACCACATCATAAATTAAATGATCCAAATAATGCATCCTATATTGATAATTTCTTTTGCTATTTAAGCAGTCAACTTAAAAATAACCACGCTTTACCAAATGCAATTGATTATTATGGATCCTATCTTGGAGTTCAAGAAAAATTCCGTGTGAATATTGCAGATGATATGGATTATCTTCGTAATTCCGATTATTTCTCAAATAATAAAAATATATTATATGAAATTGATATGGATGAAGAAGATCCATTTGCTAATTTTGGGTCTAGGAAAAATAAAGAAAAAATAGTTCTACATAATGAATCGAATATCTCTCATTTATCGATAGAAGATCTAGATAGTAAAACTGAGGATCCTGTAATTTCAAATGACGAACTAGAACAGATTTATGAAAATGAAAATACCGATGATGACGACTCATCGAATGATAGTGAAATGAATTATACATCAGATGAGGAAGAAGATGAAGAGGAAGAAGAAGAGGAATCAAATGATGAAGAAGAGGAGGATGCCGCTAACGCTGTAGATGACGAAGAGGAAGAATCAAATGAGGAAGAAGAAGAGGAAGCCGCTAACGCTGTAGATGAGGAAGAAGAAGAGGAAGAAGAGGATGATGAGGATGATGAGGAAGAAGAAGAGGAAGAATCATCAAATGATGATGAGGATCCACCATTATATGCATATGTTCGTGATTTTCCAATACAAATGATCTGTCTAGAACCATGTAAGGGTACGATTGATAGTTTATTTAATTCAGGTGAACTCGATGAAGAAAAAGCAGGAGCAGCCCTTATGCAAGTGATTATGTCTCTTATTGCCTTTCAAAAAGCATATCATTTTACACATAATGATCTTCATACAAATAATATTATGTATATTGACACTACTGAAGAATTTTTATATTACAAATTTAATAAAACCATCTATAAAGTCCCTACTTATGGTAAAATCTTCAAAATTATCGATTTTGGACGCGCAATTTATAAATTCCAGGGACGTACTTATTGTAGTGATAGTTTTGGACCCGATGGAGATGCAAATTCACAGTATAATTTCGAACCCTATTTTAATGATAAGAAACCCCGTCTAGAACCAAATTATAGTTTCGATTTATGCCGTCTAGGATGCTCAATATTCGATTTTATTTTAGATGAGGATTATCTACAAGATGATAAAGAAACAGAAGAAATCGATGAGTTACAGAGAACTGTGATTCGTTGGTGTTCAGATGATAATGATAAGAATGTTCTCTATAAACGATCTGGTGAAGAGAGATATCCCAATTTCAAACTCTATAAAATGATTGCTAGAACCGTTCATAAACATACACCTGAAGAGCAACTTAAAGATCCATATTTTAGTCAATATGCTATTAATAAAAAACATTCGCGAGATATTCTTTCTGAACAAATTATTGATATTGATGTATTACCATGTTATGTCTAGTATCTACCAATTAGGTTCTTCAATAATGTATTATGCATCCATTGTAACTTTCCATATTCATATATTACTACATGATGTCCCAAAGATGCTAATATATGAATCGCAATATGTGATATATTCGCCATATCATTATTCAAATCAAATGAATATTTATTTTTGAAAAAACCCACGAGACAAATATAAACGATCGTTAAAAATGTAGTTATCGGAATAAAAGATACTTCTCTTAATTGCATCGTTTTCCAAAATAATGAACCACCATAAATAATAATCGATACTATGATAAATCTATCTAAGAAAATGAGTTGATTTTGGAATTCGACCGATTCGGATATAAATATACCAGAATGTATGAAAACAGATGATACCGTTAATAATAACATCAACCAAGCATATGGATATTCTTTATGCCAAGTATTATGCAGAAAATTGGTGAAAAAAAGGAGAGAAGATAATTCTAATAATTTTATATCTTGTAAATTGATATCGAATAACTTTATACCGAATAATTCCATACTAAAATATGGAATGATTTGTTTTGGAAAAGGTAAACCTAAATGAATGAAAAAAGGTTAAAAAGCAGGAGCATCTGTGAATATCTGTGTCGCTGCAGGATCTAATACCTTTGTCTCGGTAATCACATTCATAAAATCTTTAAATGACCCATTCATATAAAAGAACCCATACGATGCAACTAGTGCAGAGCCAAATACCATAAGAGCATCTTTCACTAATACTTTTAATGGTTTATACTCCTTATCAATAAATTTCATTTCAATAAATCTGCAAATTAAAAAAAGGGATGTTGCGAAAAAGGCGACTAAAAATAGGTTTTCACTATCCATATTGAATATACATTATTAATGAATCTTTTTCCTTTCAATAAAACGCGTATTTTCTCAAATATCTCGTTTATTTCCATTTAATTTAATTCAACAATATCATTTAATAATATATCGTCATCCGACTCTTTATTATAACTATTCGAAGAACCAGATCCATTTAAATCGAAAATATCCAACATTCCTAAATCAATATTATCTCCTGTATCGATTTTAATACGATCTTCATCATCTTCATCCTCTTCTAATTTTCGTTGTAAAGCACGTTCCATACCAATCTCTTCTAGTCGTTCGATCGTCTTCGGATTATGTTCTACCGATTCGACTTTATCATCGTATAATACAGAATCGAAATCATTAAATGATAAATGGGTTGTTACAGGCTCGTCATCCATATTTTTTATAGAGGGTACGACTTCTGGGGGTTTAGTTGAAACTACAGATATCTCTTCTTGTGATTTCGATTCTTCCGATTTATCTTTATTTTCAACCGATTCTTCATCACCCTTCACTAATTCAGGTTGTTCGATATTTTCTATAACGACTTCTTCTTCTCTCTCGACCGATTCATCCATATAAGCACGAATAATTTCTTCCGTAGGAATACTCTCTCGAATCGCAGTTAAAATACATTCCTGAATAATAATCTCCATCTCTCTCGAATGTTTCTGTTGTTGAAGGGCCGTCACTGATTTCTCAAATAGATAAACATTCATATATATCTTACGTGCTGCATGTATATAGATTTTATGAATAAAGGCATCGAGTTTTGGAATCGAAATATCAATCTTCTTCTGTTTATTTCCTACACGAATACATGTGAGTACTTTTAATTGAATAATATGGACACATGTAATTAAATCTTCTAAATAATTACAACCACTTCTCTCAATAATACGTTTTCTTTCCTCCTCAATAATAAG